TTCTAAGGGTTGGACCTTTGTAATCGCTTCTTCCGCAGTAACCACAGGAGGTACGGTAGATATAGAAGCGTACATCGGTGGTGCTTGGTTTGTCATTCACTCTGAAGCTGTTACAGCTGACGGTGCTATCATGGTTAGAGATGATCACGGACACTACGAACAGATCAGAGGTAATGTATCAGCTAGAACAGATGGTACTTACAGTATATACGCAACAGGTTCTACTGACTCTCTTTAATGTCTATCACCTTCACAGATCAGCTAGATAAACCTAGCGAGATAACAACAATACCTAATCAATATGTAAGACCTGTCTTTGGTGCTTTGTATGGATTTGATGCTTCGGATGTAGTAGATGGTGCGTTGCTTACTGAACTCAGTGAACCTTTAGTAACTGAAGCTGATGAAATATTATTATTTGAACCTATTTAAAAATCATGGCTAATAAAAAATTTACAGACTTAGATAACTTAGCGACTCCAGCTGGAGCGGATGTTATAGCAATCGTTGACGATGTCGCAGGTACACCCACCACTAAAAAGGTAACAGCTACTAACTTGATGACTCTTGCTCCTGTTCAATCAGTTGCAGGAAGAACAGGTACAGTAACACTTAGTAATACTGATGTTAGTGGGTTAGGTACTGCTGCACTGTTAGACTCAGGGACATCGAATGGAAATGTAGTAGTACTTGATGCAACAGGATTACCAGCAGTTGATGGCTCACAGTTAACAGGTATTAGTTCAGCAGTAGACGGTACAGCAGTTACTTCAACAGGCGAGACAGGAGCTACTAAATTCTTACGAGAAGATGGAGATGGTACTTGTTCGTTTCAAGATATTGTAGTGGGAGATGCTCAACTAAGAGGCACAGACAATCCACACATCGGAGCATTTCCTAATCAATCCTTCTTGGTAGTAGATAATCCGAGTAACTCAGTGATGCTTGTTGCTGACGATGCTGGTAATTTAAAGCTACTCAACTCACTAGGTGTAAACAATATAGCAGTGGGTTTCTCCGTAGTTGAGGATGGCACAGAGCCTGATATTGAAGTGGTAAGTGGAAGTGAAACTTATTCCGTTATCACAGGAGACTCAGATACTTTAGGAGCAAATGGATTACCACTTAGGCAAGGATTTAACGCTCCAGATATAGGAGCAAACCCAGCACCACTTTTAATTAGTGGTGGAACAATTTCTTAAAACTTAACAAACAAAAATTATGGCAACAGTATACTTACAACCAGGCTCAGGCACAGGTTCAGGAACACTCGCTGATCCTTATTATTATAACGAAATAGTAACTGCTCATAACGCGGCTACTTCAACAGGTACAGTCGATGGAGTCGTTGTGCTTACGGACGGAGATTATGAACATTCAGCCAATAAGATTATAGGTAATTTGAGTAGCTCATCTACAGTCACACTTGAGTTTAAAGCATTAAATACTCACCAAGCTTCTTTTAAAAACACAAGTCCTACGGCTTGTAATTCATTAGAGGTAGGTACATCAAGCTCTCAAGGTTTCATAGTTAAATTGACAGGCGTAAGACTTGACAACTACAGCTTTTACTGTAAGGGTCCAGCGGAAGCTTTTAAATTAAAACAAGTTGTTAGCGGAGTAACTCAATCAGCAAATGCCTGTTTCAGAGGTTCAGACGCGGTAACTTTAAACGAGTGTGAATTTTACTACGCTCCGACTGCCTCATCTCTCGTAATTTTTAATAGAGCGGATAATACTACAATGAACGGATGTACTTTATTCTTCGATACATCGGGAGCAAGTAGTACATCTAATGTAGGTGCTTCTCCTGAAACTTACAAGAACACGATCATATCTTCAAATAACGGATCAGCTTTTACTGCGGATTTATTTGGGGTATCGGGGATGACTAATTGTTGCGTACATAATGTGTATGCTACTTCAGGGGGGACGAACAACATCTTTGCTGACCCTCAATTAGTGGATGTGTCTAGTTCTAATGTAGACTTTCGCCTTCGCCCATCCTCACCTTGCATCAACGCTGGAACAGCTTCCTAAGTCATGGCACAGCAAAAATTAGGACGGAAGGATTACACCATCGCTGTTAAGACAGGGACGGATGCTAATAAGACGAAGTTTAAAAAGGAGGCTACGCAAGGAGAATACTACTTTGCGACTGACACTAAAAAACTTTACCTAGCTGAGACTACTGCTGGTGCTTCCGATTCTACTTTAGCTGAATTTACTCCATCTGCTACTGGTCAATGAAGTTAGGTCGTAAAGATTACACCATCTCTGTTAAAACAGGGACTGATGCGAACAAAGCAAAGTTCAAAAAGGAATGTGTCCAGGGTGAAATATATCACGCCACTGACACAGGATTCTTTTACATTGCTGAAGTAACTGCTGGTGCGAGCGATGCTACTTTGAGTAAGTTTGGAGCACAAGCTATATTCAATGTAACCACACGCGACACCGAAGCAAACATCTTAGCAAGCACACCCACCAATCCGAGCGGAGAAGTTAACATCGCATTCGGTACAGATACCTATGATTTCTACATTTATAGTGGAGGTGCTTGGTACATTTATAACAACGATTCTTAATAGCTATGCCAACTACAATACCATCAACCACCTCATCCACTCGTCCAGGTAGTCCCTCGACAGGTGATGCTTACTTTGAAACTGATACTAAGAACTACATCATCTATGATGGTGCAAATTGGAGAGTTTACAATAGCGATGGTGCATCAATTCCTGGTGTAACTAACGGTTTCAGCGGTTTATTCGATGGCACGGATGACTATATTGAAGTAGGAAACATAACTAATTTAAATTCAGGTACAAACTTTACAATTAGCGTGTGGTTTAATCGTCCAAGTGCTAGGCAAGATATGTTACTTGGAGGAGCAGGACCAGTAGCGACAGGGATTGGTATGTACCCTTGGAATGATGGTGACTTTTATGTTCACTTAGGTACGAATGGAGCTTTAAGTGCAACTTTACCTGGAGAAAATCAATGGATAAATGCGACCGTGACTTATGATAGTTCAGGAAATTCAATATTGTACTTTAATGGGGCATTAGCCGCTACTCTATCCTCAAGTGCTGTATCCTCCACGGCTGGTAATACTTTTAGAATAGGAAGCTTTGCAGCAGATACACGAGATTTTTTAGGTAACATTGATGAGGTTTCTATTTGGGATTCAACCACATTAGACGCTAGTAATGTAACACAAATATACAATGCGGGTACTCCCATCAATTTAGCAAGCAATGCTGGTAATTATACTCAGTCGAGCAATCTTACGCATTGGTACAGGCTTGGAGATAACGCAAGCGACACAGGTTCTGGGGGAGTGTCTAATGGTAATACTATTACAAATATTGAAAATGCCGCAAACCCTGGAACGAATGATGGAAGCACCATAAATGGAACACCTTCCTTCAGTACATTAGTACCATCATAATATGAAAACATTTGTTATATTAAACACAGACGAATTAGGAATTGTGGACTTTACCCAAGTTGCAGAAATAAGTGCAGAATATTGCAGATACTCTGTAGACGGCACTAAAACATTCGTGAAGTACATAGGCGATCAACCATCCTTTCTGAGTGGCAAGACCGAATACACTCATTCCGAGATGCTTACGATCCTAGCGACTGACGAGTGGACTTCTGACGAACCTATCTAACCTATGCAAGAAACAGCCCAAGGTCTATACCACTCCTTAGAGAACCAAAGGTGGTCTTTCTTGGATAGAGGTCGTACCTCATCTGAGTTAACTATTCCTTATATCATGCCTCCCGATGGGCATAACTACGCTACTAAGTATTACACACCGTATCAAGGAGTAGGAGCTAGAGGAGTTAACAACTTAGCTTCTAAATTACTATTAGCTTTGTTACCACCTAACGCTCCGTTCTTTCGTCTTGTTATAGACAGGTATGAATTAGATAAAGCAAAGCAGGAGTTAGGACCAGAGGGAGGAGAGCAATTACGATCTGACTTAGAGAAAGCGTTAGCAGATGTAGAACGAAGTGTATCTCAAGAAGTAGAAGTCGAAGCATTTAGAGTAGGAGTATTTGAAGCGTTAAAGAATTTATTGGTAGCTGGAAATACTTTGTTATACTTACCTGACGAAGGTG